ACAAAGTCCTTTACTTTTATTTGAAATGCCTGTTTCATTTTCTTAGGTTGTATTTGTTAATTAATGATCTTAATTCATCCCATAATTTAGTTGTACCAATTCTCGACTTATGCTTTAATAAACCTTCTTGACCTCTCATTATGTTGTTATGTGATTGATTATATCTCAAATATAAATCACACAACTCTTCTTCACTTTCAATTGTAATTGTTAGCGTAATTGGTTGGAATGTCTCTTGTTCTTTTACTTCTACTTTCATGTTACTTAGTTTTTAAAATTTCAATTCGTTTATCGTACAAATCAACCTCACTTTGATATTGTGCTTGTTCCATTAACCAATCATTATGTTGCGCTCGTTTCATTTTAAAATGCGCTTGGTTTCGTAAGTTGGTTAAATTGTCGAATGTTTGCTGTGTTTCGACTGCTTTATTAAGTTCTTTAAGTGTATCTAAAAATGCGTTGTAGTTATTGTTACTTACATGGATATGTGTCATTGAATTATCCATTTCAGAAAGCAATGTTCTATAATTACACTGTTCAATAAAATCCAAAGCCATTCTAGTCAGTGCTTCTATTTCTTGTTTTTTCATAGCTTAATATGTTCCGTCGTTTAAATTGCCATTAAAAATTGATATTGTTTTATCAGAAAAATAAACAGCAAACATATCACCATCTTCACTGCATTTACCTAAATATACTATTTTTTCAATCAATGGATTTTGTGGTATATAATCCGTTGATTCCCATCCATTTTCTACACCATTCAAATGCTGAGTAAACTCAATACCTTTACTTTCTTTCTGTGGTTCTTCACCGATAATAATTGCTTTTCTTTTCATAATCTTTTTGTTTTGTTCTGCTAATTTAATAAGAATTTATTTAACTGCAATACTTTTCCTCTAATCTTTTTAACTCAGCATCGACTTGCTTATCTAATAACTCAGCTTCTTTTAATGCAATATCAACCCATTCTTGAACTGTTTTGATGTCGGGTACTGTTTCAACATATTCCTTTTCGCCTTTACCTCTATCTTCTTTTACTTTGATTTTCTTTGTAATACCTAAATCAATTTCAGTTTGTCTAGTTACAACCTTATACCACAAAGGGCAAATATTATTCTCAGGACGATACGAGCAAAATATATTCTTTTCTAGTTTTTCATTGACTACGAAAGCATGAAGTACTTGGTGAATATTGTCGCTTGGTATTTCATCTTGGCGTATTGTTTGAGTATGTTTTTTAGATGCAGGTGCTTTAATCTCGCATTGAATTGTACCATCTTCGTTTAATCCATCAGGACTAATACCGAGAATTTTGATCGTATCATGTGTAATAAATCCTACTTCATTAAACTTAACGAATACTTCACGGCTTAGTTCTTCACGTGCTATTGGTTCTTTGTCAATACCTTCTTGCATTGCATAAGAAATATAGCCTTCTTCTTCATCGTCAAAATCCTCAATCATTTGACTAATTAAATCATTTAGTAAAGTATCTGATTTTACAAATAAACCTTTTGCTAATGTACCACCGATTACGCCTTTTTTAAGCATAAACCAATCTTGTGTGCGCTGTTCTACGTTGTGAATTTTCATAGTGCTTGTATTTCTTGTTTAACTTGTTCGTAATATGTATCTGCAGAATACCCATGCTCTTCAGATACCATTCCGCTAATTGCATTAAGTATCTCATTAATTGTTATAATTGCACATTGTTTAGCCATTTCTTTCCTTACGAACCTATTAATTATAGGTTTAATTTGAGTTAAACCCTCATCAATATATAACATAAATAACTCTTCTGCTTTCTCTTTAGGTGTCATAACTCAAACTCTTTTAAATATAAATCAATAACTCTTTTCGTCTTTTCTAAATCTTCTTTGAACTGTCCTTTTTTGCGACATCTTACAATCCTTTTTATGCAATCAAATTCATATGCGTTCAACTCATGGTCTTGTGCAAACTTATAAAGACTTCCGTTTGTGTTGTTGTAGTGTTGGTCGGTTGGTTGTTCTTCAATCATTGGGTGTCTATTATAACCTTCATGAAATTCTGATTCACGAACTGACGTATAAAATTCAATTCCATTTGGTTTATCGTAAAATGTATAATAAACAATTGAATCTTTAATATCAGTTATAATACAATAACCATCAGTTCTACCTTTATATTTTTCCCCTACCTTCATAACCTTTCAATTTGTTCTTTACTTAATACAAAATTCTCTTCTAATTCAATGCGTGTATAGTTACCATCTGCAATTGATTGTAATGCTTTGGCGAACTGTGTTTCGTTTAGCGTTTTCTTTTCGATAACAACAGGAATATTTTTAACTACAATGCCACCTGTTTTTTCTTTACCAAACCAAATTTCAGAATCATATAGTAACTCGATTTTAACTCCAATCCAATTACTAACTAAACGGCTTTCTGTTGGATTCAAACCTTTAACAGATTGTACAATTGTCGATATAGTTTTTCTATTACCTGAGTTAACCATCATTGGTTTAACATCTTCTTTAAAGTGAATAAAATAACCATCAACAACTTTACCGTTTACATTTTCACCAACTTTTTTACCGTTGATAATTTCAGTTTTTGAATAGTAAGCATCTTTGATTGTCAAGATACATTTTCCTTTTTCAGCAATGATTGTATCAACGTCAACACTTGCTAAATGTGTTGATGTACGATATTTCATACAGTCTACATTGTGTTCTTTCATAATTATTTGTTTTTTGTTTATTATACTATAAAATAGTCTTGTGAATTTTTCACGTAATTTGCAAACATTTGTCTGGCTTGAATTTCTGAATACGCTTTGATAGTTACAACTATACAAGAGTTAACTAAATGTTTAAACGTATATTCCTTTTGCTTTTTCATAATTATTTGTTTTTTGTTTCAACAAAGATAAGTATTTATTTTAATTAAATTGCAATTGAAGTGAAATTATTTCTCCAATTCAACATACTTCGCTTTAATTCCTAGCTTTTGCAAGTCATCACGCAAAAAATTAATTACTTGATTTCCGAATAATTCTTTCGGAACATATACACATCCATAACTCCATGTTGTGTCTAATTCGTTGCGGTATCTAAATTTTGTTTTCATATACTTTTGTTTTAAATTCTTCAAGTGATCTAATTACCCAATACTCACGGCCAAGACTTTCAACACGTTCTTGAAACTCGATTTGTTTATCTGACTGTTTACCTTTGTCATCTTTAAATTCACAGTACACTAACTTTTTACCAAAGTCAATTATTGTATCTGAAACACCACTCAACATTCCTGTTTGTAGTTTTCTAGATTGTTCTTTTGCGTCTTTACCTTCATTTGGCACACTAAACATTAATAATCTTGGTGCATGGTGCTTTAAACAAAACGTATTTGTAAACCACATAACACATTCTTGTTGTATTTTACTTTCCGAATACTTCATATCTATCTCTATTTTCGTAAATAAATCCTTCTTTATAACCCATAAGCCTACAAAATTCTTCAGCTTCTTTATACGTTTTTAAATTATGTAGTACATAACTAGCTTTTAATACTTTTGATTTCACAAGTTTTACCTTTTCAACCATATCGGCCTGCATTAATAAATTCTTTTTAGGTAGTAGTACTAACTTGGCCACCTCGTCAATATCGTATTTCTCTTTAGCTGGAAAAGCATTACCGCAATACTCACAACTTACAGCCTTGGCCACAACTAAAGCACCACATTTTTTACATTGTTTAATTGGTGAAGCACCAACCTTAGTACTTTTATCGGCCTTAGTTAAATTCCATAGTCTTGGCGACTCCCAAAAATCAAAACGTTTTACATTGTTACCAAAGTCAAGTAAATAGAAAAAGTCTTTACCTACTTGCTTTCTACTACCACGGCCAACCATTTGTAAGTACAAGGGCAATGATGAGGTTGCACGGTATAAAATCACAACTTCAATACTTGGTTCGTCATATCCTGCGGTTAATATCCCACAGTTACAAAGTACGGCCGTTGGTGTATTCTTAAACCATTCCAATATTTCAACGCGTTCATTGTTCGGTGTATTACCATCAATGTGCATGGCTTTAACTCCATTCAAATTAAATTCATCACATACTTGTTTAGAACTTTCAATGTTTGATGCAAACAATATCGTTTTCTTACCTGCTACTAATCGAAGGTAATTTTCAACTACTCCCTTATAAGTTTTGTTTTGCTCGTAATATTGTTTAGTATCGTAATCTTCACCAACTTTTTTAAGGCCTTTAGTTTCAATTAGAATACCGTATGTGTGTACATTGCATAAATAACCTTCACGTATCAATTGTGGTGTATCAATTTCTTGTACCATATCAGTATAAAACTCACTTAAACATTCTTGTTTACCTGTTCTTAATGGCGTGGCCGTTGCTCCAATACATACAGTTTTCTCAGAAATAAATGGAAACACTTTATTGAACGTTGTTAAATGTGCTTCATCCATTATTATCATGGTTCGTGATTCAATAAATTCTGCGTATTGTTCAGCACGTTTGTATAACGTTTCAATCATTGCGATATGTAAACTGTTTTCTAAATTTGGTTTGCTTCCTGCTGTAATCAATTCAGGGTTTAAATTGAACTTTGAAAATGTACTATCT